CTCCATCATTGCCTGTTCTTGTTGTTTCTGTTGGATTTGGGCAATAGTTTCTGCCGCCTGTTCTTCGCCTACCAACCAATCGGCAGGAGCTTTGATCGAAGTAATAACATCACGGAACGCTTTGTGAATGTCCACATTGGCAACCACCATCGGATCAACCTCTGAGGCGACTTGAAGCATCTGAGCAGATTCCATGAATTTCGCACCTTCTTGTTTCTCGATAGCCTCATGAAGTGGGCTTTCAAACTTGAAGTGGATTTCCTGACCGCGCAGACTTTCCGGTAGATCGTAAGGTGAACCAAATGCACCGTAGCGTTGAAGCAGAGTAAATGTCTCTTCGCACATAGCACCGTTATAATCATGTTCCACAGGCTCAAACAATGGCAGAGCTTGACGCACATATTCCTGTACGCGCTGACCAACTTCATAAGCGGTCATCTCTGGACCCATCTGAGGCAAGGTCAACTTATTCAGATAGAACGCCTCGTTAATCATCGCCGCAGTATCACGCCTCATATCAATACCGAGAGGAATACCAGAGCGGTCAATGGTCATAGGCCGGAGTACCTCACCCATACGCTCGTCATATTTTTCATCAACCCATGTTACACCACCAGCATAAACCGATAGATCAGAGCGAATTGCTTCCTGCACCGCAATCATTGGAGGATTGACCGCTTTCTCACCAGCATCAAGCAACACACTTGTCATCGCTTGGATAAGCCGGGCATCAGGCAGCGCACAAACCGTAGCAGGGGAATACGCATATTGAGAACCGGACACAGTTTGGAACCGAGGTATGATATATCCGAGAGTAGGAACCGAGACAGCTTCCATCACATGCTTGTTCGCAACATCCACATAGAGAGATACGAACCTCTCAGGCCATTCCTTATCGTCATCATTCTTATACATCATCGCCGGGACAACAATATGCCTGACATCAACCTCTTTAAAAGGGTCTTTGATAACGGCTTCTTGCGTCTTCGGATGAAGTTTGTCCGGGAACAACTGTCCGAGGTCAACAGCAAATGGTTTCCACTTGCGGTAAATAGTATCAATCTCGCCTGAACTATTCTCACTCCATGCCACATCGCGTAGATGCCATGACCGATACAACAACCTCATGTCCGTCAGGTTCATCTCAACAGAGAGTACAGTCTGCCCAAAGGTCGCAAAGTCATGGTCGCCTTCTTTGGTCGCACGAAGGAAGTTTGATTTCCTGTCATACATTGCCCGGCGCTGTAAAGCTGTCGCCCACTCAAGCCAAGACTTGCCCTCAGTATCGAGCTTGTCTTCACGAGTGATTGATGTGTTGAACCATTCCTTCGCCGTTGGTCGCAACATAGAAGAAAACGAATTACCCAAGTCACGCCTTGCGATTAGAGGGTAGGATGTATCAAGGTTGCCAGCAAATTCCTCACCGAGCGAGCGTTCTTCTGTAAAATCAGCCCGTTCAGGATAGAAGTTATCCGCTATTTCCTGCCACAAGGTCATAAGTATTCCGCGCTTGCCGAACAGCTTATCACCTCGATCCAATACTGATTTTATATCTCTGCTCATTATTAGCCACCAAACCCGGTAACACTTGGATTGTTGTTCTGCGAAAGAATAGTAGCCTGACGCCCTGACTGTTTGCCACGAGCCGCCATCTTACGCCTTCTGTCAAACTCTACCTTCTTCTGGTCTGCATCGGGGAGAGCTACAGGTTTATCAGCCTGTTCCATGCGTGGTCTTTCTCTCTCAGGGGCGGGGGCTTGTTCTTTACTACCGCCGCCGATAGCCTTGCTTATTAAGGTTGATCCTACGCCACCTATTAATGCGGGAAGTGCTGCTGCTAACATCGTCATAACTATTTCCTATTTTTTCGTCTAGTTTTTGTAATAACTTTAGGTACAGCCCGTCCACGCTTTCCTATTCCTTGTTCTTCCCATTGTCGTCTATGGGATATTGCCTTAGCGCCATCATACCACGCCATAATAACTGCGTCACCCTTATTCGGGGAGCGCCCCAATCTCTCAACCAGCTTCTTCTTTGTCTCAAGTTTAATCCCTGCGCCCGTAATCTCGTAAGTCGGTGAGCATAAATCAGACAAAAGCTCTGGATCATCTGGCAATGCAATCGGTGAACCACTCGCCTGTTCAGGGTCAAGTGCCTCACGAAAACGCCAATAAGCCTCAGTCCGTTTGTTCGTGAACTTGATCTTGCCGTCCTCAGTCCTGCGAACCGATTTCTCGGAACCAAGATAAGTAGACACATCAACATCATTCTCTTTTAGCTGCTCATACGTCAGGGAACCGTAACCACCACCCATATCGAGAACAATCTTAGCACCATCCCGGCGCTCAGTAATCACAAGGCCCGTAATACCTTTGCCGTGCGGAAAGTCTCGCCCCGGCTTTGCTATAATCGGCGCGTACCAACCATCATATCTTGGGGCAAGTGCAACATCGTCCTTCCCGCCACCAGCAGGATCAACCCCTATAGCACACATGGGTACACCCGCTGGCGGGTCCGGACACCACCGTTCCATGGCTGATTTAACCCATGCGGTAGGTATTGCTTGATACTCGTTGTCCTGTCGTCCTAACATAAAGTTACCAGTTACAAGTATCTCTCTCACCTCTGGAGGAAGTGTCGCTAATGTCTTCGCGTATTCTTTTGGATCGTAATATGGATTGTCTGTGTAGCGTGAGGGAATGAACGTGCGAGACTGAGCAAACACCTCTTCGCCACCGATAAACGTACTGTCATCTTCTTTGCACTCAAAGTCCTTGCCATGCTCATCAGGCAGAAACCATCTCAACTCACCCGGCTCCGCTGGATTATTATGCTTTTCATCAAGCCACGGGGCAAAGAAAGGAATGAGCCAATCTCCTGTGGTATCGAGAGGAGGATTAGAGCCGAACACAACTCGGCACCGCTGCCCCTCTCGATCCGTCCGGAGCCACGCTAGATGAAGCCTCACCTGATCCTCTTGGAACTGTGCTACTTCATCAATGTAAATTAAATCATGGTCAACGCCCTGATGTCCACCGATGCCGCCATCCTTGGCAACACCCGCGAAATGAATCACACCACCGTTAGGGAGATTACACTTAGGACGCATCCCACCGACAAACCCTTTATCAGTCTTGTATATCTTTTTGCCGTTGTCGATAATACCGTCAAGGTCAGAGAAGTTCTTGCGGAGAACGAGTGTCCTGTAATGTTCGTTCCGTGCAAGGCCAAGCCCTAACGCTGAATTGTGGGTTGGTATCATTCCACGACCAGCGAGATAGAGTTTTGAATCACCATCCACAGCCACGCATTTAACAGGGACGCTCTCAACCTCATCAACTGAAACTATGTATCGTCTGTTTACTGTAGGACGAAACCCGTCAATCTTCTGTCTCGCCAGTTTTCGCTTAAGTCTGAACGCTGGGAATGGTGCCATAAACTTAATTCGATACTTTGCGCCACAATCTTTTCCGTTCAACATTGCACGACCTTCTGATATAGCCGCCTTAATCCCTAACGACCAGACAAGTTCCATAAAGTCTATAGATAATCGTTCACTAGTAGTCGTAAACTCACATTGCCCTCGCGGGTCAGCATACCCATCAGTGTCCATCAATCCGCGCAAGAGTTCTTTTCTTTGATCGATTGACGCCCTTAAATATTCTGATGGGATGTGCTTATTCCTTAGAAGTCCTAAAGCTCTCAATTGGACTTGCAACCCTAAAATGCCATAAGAATAAACTTGTTTGTGATTGGTGACTTTATAACCCACTGACTTGATATATGTTATCATCACTATATCAGCAGTGGTGAACCCTCCGCTTGCAGATGTGCCATCACCTAACCAAGCCCCTAAGACATACGGATTAACCAAAAGACGTTTGGAATCACATTTGATAGGCTGCGCCACTTCAATGCTGTGATTTAAACGTCCGTCAGAATGTAAGAGCGTGTCGTTTATTTCTTGCGTTGTTCGTGTTGAGAAAAACGGCAAGGGATTAAACGCTCGCTTACTATTCATCTCAGACAACCACGGCTTAACACCTTTGCCACGACTTGACCTGTTAGCCTTGCGGTTGTCACGGTATGCTTCTGTTGACTTAAGAGCCC